AGCCGGCTGTCGGCATGAACGGCATCATACCGAACGCGTCTGTCACCTTCCGGGCCGCTTCGATCGTCATCATGACGCAGCCAAACCCGAAGGCCGCCACCTCGAAGATCTGATCCTTCGGATAGTCGACATAAGCGCTGTTCAGCGGAAGCAGCTGACCATTGTCCAGCTTGACCACATCGCAGTCTTTGAAAATCGTCGGTGTGTACGGCTCCTTCCGCTTGAAGTACAGCCCGCTCACGATTTCATACCCGGCGTCCAGATCCTCGGAAAGCATCCGCATGGTGTTCATCGGGATGTCCATGTCAGAATCAAACCACAGGATCCGATCGGCCCCTTCATCCTTGGCTGCCTGCAGCAGCTGGTTCCTGGAGTCATAGATCAGCGATCCGTAGTGCATCCCATACGAGACGTCTCCTACTTTATCCAGCAGGAGAAGCGAGCGCATGAAGCGCGCGTGTACCATGTCCATGCACGGAATTAAGATCATCGTTTTCATACGCTCACCTCCCTGAACTCAGATCATCAGGTCTGAGCGAAGCGGACAAACGCGCTGGTGTCGAGGAGCTCGCCGTCTGCCATGCAGGCGCCACGGAACTGGACGTTCGTGGTCGTGGCGGTCTCGAACGGCTTGACCTCGATGGCCTTGAAGATGTTCACCTTGTAAGCCTTCGGATCACCGTAGAAGATTGTCTCCTTGCTGGAGATCTTCGCCTCGGACATCAAGATCACGTCATGACCGAACAGCCGGAACTGGAACCCGTCGTTGATGACGTAGTCCTGTAGGTCGGTCAGGCTCATGATCTTCTCGTAGAACATCTCCGGAGTCATGATCCAGATCGCGCCTGCCTGGTAGTTTCCGCCCAGAGCAGCCATGATCTTGAGGATGCTGGCCTTGGTGACGGTCGCCGGAATCGCCGTTCCGCTCGCGTTGACGGACTGCGTAATGCCTTTAAGGGCATTCGTTCCAGATCCGACAAGGATGTCCTTGTTGATCGCGTAACGGATCTGGCCGACCAGGTTATCGACGATCCAGTCGTGGATGGCATCGATGGCCATATGCTCGATGTCGGCGCCCACGGTGAGCAGCTTGACATACTCGTTCGGAATCAGATCGACATAGCCGATCACATCGCTGGACTCAGTGATCGTGGATCCGACACCCTGAGCCGTTGCCGCATTGTTCGTGGTGGCCTTCGGGAACCGGACATAGCTCGGGAACTGAGAGACGTCAACCTTGCCGAGGAGCTCAGCGGGTTTGACGAGCCGATCCCAGACGGCGTTGATCGTCAGGGTCGGAATGACGGCGCCAGCGGAGGTGAGCGCTGCGCGCTCTTCTTCAGTCAGCGGCTGCTTGCACAGGTCCTTCACCCATGCGTTACGGTATTCAACAGAATCAATACCAAACATCGTTCTTTTCTCCTTTTCTGGTTCTGGAATTGTCTGGACAGGCTCACCGGCGCCATCGGCCACCGCTGCGCGCTGTGCATTTCTTTCGGCCTCAGCTTCTCTCCGGGCCTCCAGTTCTTCATTGATGCCTCTGGCTTCTGCTTCCAGAGCATCCAGATCCGCATCAGGAGCATCCAGCAGAGTACGGATCTCTGCCTTACGCTCCATCAGCTGATCCACTGTCATGTCTTTGAAATTCATGTTACATGACCTCCGTCAGTATTCTGATTTTCTGTTTCCGACGTTCGAGCTCCCGCGCTTCGGCTCTCGCACTCTCCAGTGCTGCCTTTGCACTCTCCAGTGCATCGGCAAGGCCGCGCGCAGCGAGATTAGTCTGCTCGTATGCCGGGAACGTAACTGCCGAGACCTCGAAAACCTTCGAGATCTTGGTTATGTGCCTGGTCGGATGATCGGAATCGAGATCCTCCCAGCGCACTCCATCAATGCGGAACATAAAGGACATTCCGGAAATATCCCCCCGATCCACCGCTGACCACAGGCTCCGCGCGTCGGCATTGTTCTCCGTGTCGAGATCGGCCCGGATATCCATTCCTCCATGCGGAACCACGCTCAGCTGCATCGTGCTGTTCGCATTGTTGTTTCTGCTCCTCGCAAGCGGGATCATATCTATGTTGTGATTGACCAGAAGCCGGACATCCCTCAGGTCCGTCTCATCCAGCGCACCGTCATCGATAATCTCATCAAACCATCCGAGATTCGTGCGCTGATCGAATACAATCGCCCGACCGGTAATAACATCACCCCGCTGGTCATCATGTTCAGACCTCAGGTCAAAATCAAAAACTCTTACTTCAATCGCCATTTTCTTTTTCCTCCGTTTTCTGATCGGCGTTGTAATACTCCCCCCGGATAATCCGGACATCTCCGCCTTCCACCTGCGGCATGTTCCAGATCGTCCTGGCCTCATTGATCGTCATGACTCCACGGTCCAACATCTGAACGGACATATCCAGCTTGTCATGGTTCCCCATATACTGCAGCCGGTTCGCGGTAGCGATTACTGCGTTGTCGCTAGCCTGCTCGCGTTCGGTGAACAGCATCCGCGTCATGACTTCGGAGAACTGAATCGAGAACGGTTCAACGGCGCCGTCGAAAAACGCAGACCAAGCGTCTCCGTAAGCCTTGTTCTGAAGGATGTCTTCATTCACTCCGAAGTATCCGTAAACGCCGTCCTTAATGACCTTCATCTCGTCAGCGTCAACGATCCATGGCTCGCTCTTGACCTGGTTAATGTTCGAGTACGTGTTAGGGAACAGCAAAACGCCTCCGCTCCCAGCTTCGCTCCCGAAATTTTCTGCCGTGAAGCGTTTCCGTTCCTTGGCCAGGTCCTCCGCCTTCGCGAAGTTGCTGAGCTGGGCGTAGAACTTGTACGATGCCGCAGCCTTGACGCCTTCCTTAATTCCTTGATCCTGAATATGAATCAGGTCCATCGTCGGAAACAGCGCTGCATTCGATTCGCCCAGTAAATCCGACTTGTACTGGAACTTCGTCATGATCCCGCAAAGGCTCAGCTCCATGGCAGCTTTCTGTCCGCTCTGGAACGTATACCTGAGATAGGGCCGCCCGCCGTACTGAACGATCTCGCACCGATTCGGAACCGGACAAAACACTCCGTTCAATTCTCCGAGATCGTCAAATGTCGGAACGATAAACGCAGTGTTATGGATGTCCAGGATCGTCGACAGACGATACAGAAACTGGGTCCACGTCTGATAGTCCGATGGACGCTTCGACAGTCGGCGCCGGAGACTGGGCTGCGCGGATCCCACGAACTCGACATTCAGCTTGCCGATATGTGTCGCCCTGGCATTAACCGCAGACCGGATCAGCTCAGACTCATAGATCTCGCCGTTCCATGACGTAAACTGCGGAGTGTATCCGTTCAGCAGTTTAAACTCGCCGCCGAAGCTACCGGTCGGCTTCGGTGCGTGACCGAAGAGTTTTTCAAAAAGTCCCATTCCTCCACCCTCAATTGCTAAGCTGCTCGCCGATTTCGGCAAAGTATTTCTGACGCACCGTCATCGCATCCAGCAGTGCAGCGCATCCGTCTATATGAAGACTCGGGCTGAGCTTCACCAACTTCCCGCGTCCACGCTCCACGCTCATCTTGATCGCGCTGTTCAACAGGTGCATCTTCAGCAGATCATTGTCTCCGATCTGGATCCGTCCGTCTTCCATCAGGCCCTCAGTCTCCTGGATAACCGGATAGAGGTTCTCACCCTGAAAGACGTCATCCATATGAAATCCGTAGGCCTGCATATCCTGGACCAGATACTGCGCGGAGTACCGGTCATACCCGGTCTGCAGCGGGAAGATCTGATAATCTTCCACGAGCGTCCGGAACCAGTTGAAGCAGTCGTGATAATCCACATAATTGTCACCGCTCAGCTGCAGCAGGCCGCGCTGCACGTAAAGCGCATACGGAACACCGTCCCGCTGCGTCGCCTCGTCAATCTTCTCCGCCGGCAGGAAAAACTTTGCCAGGACATTCAGGATCCCGTTCTTCTCGATCACCACACAGCAGGCCGTCAGATCCCGCGTCTGGCTCAGGTCGATCCCGCCAACACAGTAACTGCCGCGGAAGTCCTCCGGGCCGATCGCGGGACCGCAGGTCCGGTTCACCGTCTGCGTCGGCAGCCATGCGAGGCTGCTGTTCTGCTTCAGGCAGGCGTATTTGGTAATAAACTCAGCCTTCTTGCTGAGGGATCCTTCTGCGACTGCAATCTCCTCCAACATGAAGTCAACTGAAACCGATACGCCCAGATTCGGATTGCTTTTACGGAGCTCGTTGATATCGTTCCACTTCTCGATATCATCGATCATGTACAAAAACGGGAGCAGTCTCCGTTCCTTACTGTCCCCTAACAAAAAACGCGTCGATCGTTTGATCAGCTCGTCATAGATAGAATCGTTAATATATCCGGCCGTCGAGCAGCTGAGGAGGATCCCTTCGGGCCTCGCGCCCATGCCGCTCTTCATGACCTCGTATTGCTTCAGGCCCTTGTCGCCTTCCCAGGCCGCGATCTCATCGCAGATGCACAATGACGGATTGAACCCGTCCGACTTCTTCGCGCTGAAAGCGATCTTCTTGACAGTGCTGTTCGTCGCCGGAATGAACAGATCTGTCTGGCGTTTCATCTCCCGCGTGTCATCTATCGCCAGACGTTTGTTGTGAGCATCCCGCTGAGCCTCGGCCATTATCTTGGCCTGCCATTCCGGATCCAGCTGTGTCATGGTCCAGATGTTGCTGTAGATGATATCCGCCTGTTCGAGTTTCGGGGCCAGTGTGAAGACCCTTGTCCCGAAGCCTCCGTGCGTCCAGACATATCTGGCAATCGCGCTGGCGAAGATCGACTTTCCGTTTTTTCTGGCCATGATCAGGATGACTTCCCGCCACTGGATCCTGCCCTGCGCATCCAGGATCCCGAAGATCGCGGACACGATGGCCTTCTGCCAAAGCTCCAGTTTGAATGGTTTCGGTGCGAGCGGACCTTCCGTATGGAAGGCGTGCTTCTCGATCCACTCGATCGCCTCAGAAGCCTTCTTCTGATCGAAAACATACTCTTTATTCTGCAGACCGGTCACGAGGATCTCGAAAACCAGCTGGATCCAGCGCCCTACGGCAACAGTGCCATCCTGGATCTGCTGATAATATTGCAAAATATAGTTAGTTTTCGCTTTTCTCGGCATCCGGCCTCCATCTCGGCGCTTTTCGCTCTCGTTCAGCGTATTAAATGGG